TAAAGTTATCACACCTGTCAGATACAAAGAGTTTTGGCTTATTCTTCTCCGACATCGGCTCCGTATCATCCCATGCCAGGGCATCATTTATTTTCGCAATACCCGCCTCCACTTCCACGCCCGGTGCAGGTCGCATAACAAAGTCAAGGTTCGCCATCGTGTTAATTATATTACTCTCCCCCTCCTTTTCGCGCACCGTGGCGGCTCCCATACGGGGATCAACAATTCTCTCAAAGATATCCTCGCCTTGCTCCAATGCCTCGAAATGCTCTTTATATGCGGCATATCCCCATCCAAGCGGACGCTGTGCAGGACCCGGTTTACCCACGCTCTTGCCCAATCCATTCACATGTGGCAATGCCCATTGGCCCATCGAGGAATCAGGGAACTCGCGGTACACATAGATCGTACCATCCTCCAGGACTGCCGCCCATATCGCCACCCACGGTTTACTCCCACCGGGATCGCATACGAAGTACCGGGTAGTCCGTACCGTAGGGTCGGCGATGAAGGGGATTCGTTCATGGGGGACGACATTGGTGTCGCGGTTGAACTTAGGGAATCTCCCCTCCATCGCCTTGCTTGGGATGCCATATAGGCGAGCGAGTTTTACCTCTTGTGGTTGCTTGGAGTAGGTTCGGATCAGTTCGCTGTAGTCAACAAACGGGGACATCTCGGACCAAAAATAATAAATTCTACAATCAGGCCAATTGGTGGATATCTGTTCCACGGGTAACTCGCGCCCCATCAATTCGCTGTATCGCGACTCCACAGTCTCCGCTCCTTTCAACAGACTATTAATCAATGGGGTCCAACCCTGCAATGTCGTGAAGGTTAACAGCACCCGTCCGTGGTAATCCACCGTCCTACCACCTACCAATGTTTCAAAGATACTCTCAGGTGCCTCCTCATCCATATGGATACAATGTGCTGACCATCCCTCGAATATCTGCGGATCTGCCTGATACTGCCTGTAGTTATTAAAAGATATTGTACTCCCCCGTTCCGCACCTGGTGTGGTTGGCGGTAGGATCGCCTTGGCGGAGTTGAATCCATTCTTCTGTGTGTACTGCAAGGAATGATTCTCGCTCTTCTTCTTTGCCCGTTTGTACCTCATGGGAAGTGCTTCCCATATGTACCTTTGCGAGTCTGCAATACTTCGCTCCTCCGATACATGCAAAGAACGAATCTCTGCTTCCGGAATAGTCTGTGCCAAATGCACAAGGAGACGGGAAGCTAGAGTTGTTTTGGACGAACGATTACCGCCGAGGACCACATGAATCTTCGTATCCTTCCAATTATCCATCACCCGTCTCCATCCCGGAAGAGTCCAACCCCATTGGATTGGATCTTCCTTCTCCGACTCCGGTTGGTCCAATATCAGACGGGACAAGGTTTCCGCGCGCTCCTGCGGTAAGGCATCTATCTCCTCTCCTGATAATGCACACGCAAGCTCGCCCTTCTCATACTTCAGATCAGGTATCCACGGAATACCAAAGTGAGCATCTACCTCATCTGCGTAGGTTATCTTAGGCATACCCCTCCACTATCGTGCAATCCTTTGGGTCTATGCGGAAGATAGGTTCTATATCCTGGGGATCGCGGGTTGCTCGCGTCCTGCCTCCTAGCTCAAACTTATAATCCTTACTGAAATCCCATGTATGAAAACATAAGGCATCCTTGCATCTGAAAATCAGAGTAAATTTCTTACCGCTTGTCTCGTATAACTGCTTGGCCGCCTCGATCTTCTTGTACGAAATCATAAACGGGAATTGCCCATAATTAATATTTAAACACTTTAACTCCGCCCATCCGTAGTGGTCACCCTTCTCAATCAGGAAATCCACCTTGTACTTAATCGGATTAAGCTTATGGAACACACAATCCCATACCTTGCTCAGAAATCCGCATACCTCTTCCTCATTATCGAGGTCCTGTTTTGTCTCGTACTTGGGTCTCATGCCCTCGCCTGTATCTCCATACCCACCACTATCGCCTCTTTGAGCGTTTGGACCGGGATTTGCGCTTCTCCGACACAGAAGCCTTCCGTATTCGTTCCAATGTTTCTTGGTCGAATTTCGATGGTGGGGGACCCAGGCTTTTCAAGCAGGGTCGTGGTAAGTTTTGAACGGATAGTGGTATTGCTCGCCCATACTTTTTCCAAAAAATCGGATTCCATCCCGGTGGTACTTTCACTTTGCATGACTCGCCTTTGCCTCGATTACCTCGCTAAATAAATCACAGCATCTCTTCTTTAGTTCCGCATTCTCCCTCTCCAACTGCTCCACCCTCTTCTTCAGTTCGAGATTATCCTCGGATAAACGACCCACCCATTGGGGCCAACTCTCCATCTTCTCCCCCGTTGGTTTATACACATTCATTCCTCCTCTTCTTCCTCGTCTTCCACCAACTCGATTTCACTATCAAAAGTGATCACCTGCTCATCGTAGTATTCCCGTAATGCCTTCTTGCACGCATCGATAATACTATCATCGAACAAATCACTCTCCTCTTCCCATCTATGGAAAGTATTCTTTAATTCATGTATTAATTTTCTTTTTGCGTTCATTTTTAAAATCTAATTCCGTTCGTGCCTTGGGCATCTTGCGCTGAATATCCGTCCTCCAGGTATTGGGCGGACAATCGGGATCTCGCTCACCCTCGCGGTAGCGTAACTCGCAATTCGACCAAAACCTTCGCCATCCACGGTTGATCTCTTCCGTGCTAAGAAGTGTGCCATATAGATAATCCATGTCATCCATCGCATCCAAAAGGACATTTTCCATGACCGGGCTTCGGGCAACTCACACCAGGAATATGTTCGGGGTGCGGGTCTTTTGCACAACCGCTAATGAGTAATGCTATCAGTAGTATCACTTTCCTCATACCATTCACCCTCATTTAAATGCTCATCCAATAACCTTGGATGGAACCCTATAGCGACCAACGCACCCTTGAATACCTCGATGTAATCATGCACCTGTATGTATCCCTTGCGCTCAATCGTGACGGTCTGCTTATCGTCTGTCTCTATTGTAATTCTCATACTAAATGCAGAGCAATCCTTCCCCGCCGAGTGTCGCGGAGGTATCCTTGTTTTCCTAGCGCCGTTAAGCCCACCGAAAGGACTGCTCTTAAAGTCATTGCCATCTGCACGACAAATTAAGTTGTTTATTAAAAATGCAGATAATGATTGGCAAATTACCCATATTGATATGCCTCATCTCTGTTAAAGTCTTTGCCATAAAGTTCTCCACGCTATTTCTGCGGTTTGGGGGACGACTCCGTTGCCCAGGAGCCTAAGTCTGTCCACCCGATGGGTAAGCCCATCAACTGCTCCACCCAATTCGGATTGAGCTTCGGTGACAGTCCCTGCCTTGTCATGTCTCGCCCTAGACACTTCTGATTGCTGTCCGTTTTGTTTCTGCAACTTGTCGAGTGATGATCCTCCGCTTGTGGTGTTGCCCACGACCCTTGGTTCTTCCCACTCGTATTGCTCTTCTCCTGGTCTTGCAGGCCATTGTATATCTTCGCTTCCTCCGCTAGTATCTTGCCCCCCGTTCCGGGCTTGCGACTGCCGGGGTTCCCGGCTCGCGGTGTGGGCCAGGATGAAGCATCGGATGCGTTGGTGAGGCGCGCCTGTTTCCTCCGCCGAGAACAATCCCCACTCCGTTCGGTAACCATCTTCTTCCAAATCGGACAGGACTCGCCATAGCCCCATCGAGGTGTGACCTCGGACATTTTCGAAAAAGCACCAAACAGGTCTAATTGCCCTGACATGCTCTCGGATGTAGGGCCACAAGTGTCTTGGGTCTTTCTCTCCTTTTCGCTTTCCTGCGCTACTGAAGGGCTGACAGGGATATCCACCCACGATGCCGTGTATTTTTCCTCGAAAGATTCGTGCAGGGAAGGTTTTAAGATCCGTGTAGATAGGCGCGTCATCCATGCGTCCTTCTTCAATCTTCGCAACCAAGTTTGCTTGGACGAAGGCTTCGATCTCCACATTGCAGACGACTCTAACATCCACGCCCGCTCTTCTAAGTCCAAGTTCAATCCCTCCGTATCCGGTACAAAAGCTGATAATGTTTTGGGTACTATCCACATCAAGCAATCTCCCACATATCCCTATCCAAATGCCTCACCTGCACACTCTCTCCCAACTTCAAATACTTACCGGGCTTGCACTTAAACTTACCATGCGAACCATCCCCAAACTCAATTAACCTCAGAAACCTATTCTTAGGCACTCCATATACCCTAGCCTCCTGAATAATAGCATTCCCCGTACTCTGCCTTACCATCCCCTCAATAATACTTACCCTCTTCTCCTGGGCCTTGTCTATCATCTCATCGACTTCCGCCAACTCCTGCTCAACCACCAACTCGCCCTCCAACTCCTCCAACTTGGCAACCATCTTCTTGCTAAACCTCTTCAGACTGAACGCCATCCTCGCGGTACTAGGCTTAACCCCCATCATATCAGCAAACGCCTTCTTCGTAAGACCATGCCTCTCCAAAATCTTTCCCGCCCTTTCCGTGTCCATGTGTCACCTTCTGTAGTTTATGCATTGACCTGTCAACCCTTTTGTGCAAAAAAATAAATCATGGGTAATAAAGCCACCGTGAAAGCGCTCCGTAAGGACCTAAAAAACGATATCATCGATTCAGCCGCAAAAATAGCCATGAAGAAAGCAAATGCAGCCTCCGAAACCCGCAAGCTCCAGGCTAAGGCAAACGACCCCACAAAAAAACAAAAGGATATACAGGACTATACACGCCACTTCCTGCGCTACCGCCTAGAGATGACCGAGCAGGAATACCTAAACGCAGTATCCAACAAACTATCCGCCATAGTCGGAGACAATCTAAACCTCATCCACGAAAAACTAGACCAAATACCCCCGCAGAACCTCGCATACACACTCTCAGTCCTCTTTGACAAACTAATGACCATAAACGGCAGACCCACCAACATAACCGCATCTGCCAATGTAAAACTAGGCGCATCCGATATGACCCCGGATAAAGTACGCTCAATCCTAAAAGGCGCAAAATCCGCCACAGATTCCCTACCCAAGGAAGCATCTCAGGATAAGGTCATCGAAATAACCGATGAAGCGTAGAGGCTCCCTCTACGAACAAACATTCTTCACGGAAGCACTATCCCGTAATCTCGAAGTATTTACCCCCCTGGGCGACTACCTACCCCAGGACTGCCTCGTAATGAACCAAGCAGGCAAAATCTTTAAAGTACAAATAAAAGGCACTAAGGATAAAGTATTTGATAAAGCAAATAAAGGACAGGGCAGATATATGGTCACCACCGCTTCAGGTACTTCCAAGAAAATGACCATAGATTGCACAAAGGTCGATATACTCGCCGCATATATCGAAGCTATACCCACCTGGTACATAATACCATGCCTAGAAATAAACCAAGCCCTGCGCATATCCCTCTACGCTCATAACCCCTCCTCCAAGGCAAAGCACGAAAAGTACCGCGAACGGTGGGATCTCTTTAAAACGCCTTAGAAACTACATACGGATACTCTACTATTCGCGGGGTGCGGGGAAAGCGTATGATCGGGAACCGATCCGCGTATGAGCAAAGACTAACGCTTGATACCACCCGCCGCAAAAACCGTATGGCGAAAAAATTATGCGGGGTGGTGATGATAATACAGAATTAGCGCGGACGAGCGGCGACCCCCCTCCCCCCCCTGTGGCGTGGCTCGCGTCTCGATTTAGCGCGTGATTCTAAGTCACATGCTAAGCTTTGATGTTGAATAGCAACGATTTACGCAATTGCACGCTAGGATTGCGGGTAAACATGCTAGGTTTTAAGCGGATTCGTGCGGATTTGTGGCGAGCTATTGTCCGCCTTGCGTGCCTTGCTTTACAACTTGCTTTACACGAGTATAGCAGATTTGTGGTAGGGTGATGAAATGCATTGATTCTGCATTACCTCTGCATTGGTTTCGCATTCTTTCCGCATTCTCCTTTCTGCATTCATTCTGTCGTTTTGCGTCAATCGCTTTCCCCTCGTTTTGCGTCAATCATTGCGTCCATGTATTAGCTCTAAGCGCTGATCCTATGATCATGAAATGATCCGCTGATCCGCGTAGTAGGATGGGCGTGCATACATAGTATTAAAGGTATGAAACACATTTTTGTTTTATTTGCTTGCATTGTAGTAATCTGTAGTTTATAGAGGGAGGTATGTTCGCAATTAAGCGGATATAGAAAGAAAGAAAATACTATGACAAATACTACTTACAATGGTTGGACTAATCGCTCTACTTGGTTGATTAACTTGTGGTACGAGCCACATACGCAAAGTGATCTTGATTGGATCAAGGAGGAGCTTGAGGAGCGAGCAAGCTCTTTAGCTAATAGCGATAATGTATGCGATAAGATACTTGCGGACATGCTAGACCTTCAAGAAGTCGATTGGGATGAGTTGAAAGAGCATGTTGAGACAGAAGAAACTTGCGAGGCTTAGACTACAGATGGAAGCACACTACATTATTTCACTAATCATCCTAGCTCCTTGGTTCATGGTAGGGGCATGGGAATTACTTCAAACAATAAAGGAAAGGAATTAAGACAATGAAACTCGATACATCAAAAGATTACTTTCTTTGCAATTTTCGCGGTGCCGGAATTGTGGAGATTCACACAAAAGAAACCTTATTAGCAAACTACATTGAACCTGATGAGAAATCATTCATGCATGAATCGAAACCTATCTCAATCAAGGAATTACTAGAGAGAAACCTTATCGCTAACACACTTAAGGTTTCAGAAAATGGCGAAGTAACAATCAGGCGGATTTGGTAAAGGAGCAACTAGCATGAATTACGAATTAATCGAATTAACAATCACTTTCGAGAACAAGGAAAGCGAGTATATGGTCGTTTCGCTAGACTCAACAGCGCATCAACTTGTTCGCGATTATGCGCAAGCCAATAGCTACGAACTAATCGAGAAACCTATTGAGAAGGAGAACGCATGAAACACGCATCCAACCTATTCGCGGAAGCGGTCAGTCAACTGATCGAGATGGGAGAGAAAGCACGCAAGGAACGCGAAGCACGGGAACGCAAGGCGGCTGATCGTGAAACGATCCGCGTTAAGCGTAAACGCGCGCGAGTCAACCTCACAGAGCGCGAGAAATTGCAACTAACATTTAACCTATAAAACCAAAGAGAAAGAAAAAATACTATGAAAAAACTAATAATAGAACTAACGGATAAACAGCATTGCTTACTAACTAGAATCGCAAAGGGAGATAAGAGAAAGGTGACTGATTTGGTTTACCTAGCGCTATCTAGAGGCTTTGAGTATATGTATTGCGAGACTGCTCTGCATATTGATAAAGTGGATTCCGATTATACGGATAAGGAGAAAAAGCAGATTGCTAAGAATAAGAAACTAGAAGCGTCAAAGGGTTGGGGTGATCTCAATTATGATGAGAAAGAGAAACGCGGATACGAGTATGTCTGCTCTAGTATGGCAAATTACCCTTGCGAGAATGACTTTATGCCAGGATTTGCAGAATCACTTGAGAGAAACGCAACTGAAGGACTCGCCAAAGTAGATGGGGGTGAGGGATGAAGTACAAAGTAGAGGTAACGATTTACAATAGCTTTGAAATCGTGGCAGAATCGCAAGAGGAAGCAGAGCAATTGGCAAGGGAGTTGGATTGCTTTGAAACGCTAAGAGATTGCGATTTCAATGTTACTCATTCCAAAGAGATAGGAGAAACCCATGACTAAACCAAACGAGTCCGACACAATTGCGCGCCTTTGCGTGGGCCTCCTCGTCTTTTTGGCGATGAGGTTCGCGCCCAGGGTGATTGAAGCTTGGCAAAAGAGAAAGGAGAAAGCTATATGAGCGAAGAATATAAATTTAGCACAACGCAAATGGCAGTTGCACTTCTTGCTACTTCCGCGGGTTGTAAAGTTTCTATGATCACAATCGAAGACCTTCCTAATAGGTTTACGAAAAGTAGCCCGGTAGGTCTTGCAGTTTACGGATATGAAGATCACTTTGTGGTTCACATGGATGGGATTGTTGAGTTTGTGCCATCAGGAGAAAAAACAGAAGATACGGACGATTGGATTATATACTTAGCAAAATTGATAAACAATCTTAGGACTAAGAAAAAAGATCGCGTGACTCTTTAACCCCGTACCCCCTCAAAAAAGCGTTTTGTTTCGCAACATGAGTATTTACCTTCGTGAGCGATCAAAACGCTTTTTAGGCTACTTCAGGAGCAAAATAGAGCTATCTGTGTCCATCTGTAGTCTACCAAGTCTTTGATTCTTCTTTTTGGCCTAGAGATGTTGTCCAATTGCCCGTACTCTTCTCAAATCCAAGCATGACCTTGAGATCCGTCTCTCCTCCGCGATTCTTGGCGATGTGGCAATTGATACGGTCTTTCGTTTCATCCACCTTGTCATCCACGGATAGGAGAAACACGCAATCGGCATCCTGCTCGATACTCCCGGAGTCTCTCAGATCGGAGAGCATGGGCTTTCTGTTATTGATCTCGCATTGTCTTGATAATTGAGAAAGGGCAAGCACGGGAATCTGTAGCTCCATGCTGATCTGTTTGAGGCTACGAGAAATAGCGGTGATCTCCTGCACGCGGGAGTCATAACCCGGAGCGCTCACCAATTGGAGGTAATCGATCACCGCAAGCCCGACACCTCCTTTCACTCGCTCCTGGGCCAGGAAGGCGCGGATCGAGTCTAGCGTGGCCTTGTTGTCATCCTTGAAGGTTATGGGCCATCCCTGCATTCTCTTTGTGGCATCTTCGAGCTTCTTACGATGGGCGGGGAGAAGATCCCCTTTCATGCGTGGGCGGGCAACCCCGCTCTCGCGGGAGAGTAACCGTCCCGCACATTCCGAGGCACTCATCTCGAGGGATGCGTAGCTTGCACGGTATCCCCTCTTCGCAATCTCATGAGAGAAATGCAATGCGAGTCCTGACTTCCCTACCCCAGGTCTTGCGGCTAGGACATAAAGCTTTCCCGGTTGGAATCCTCCGCTTAGACAAAAATCCAATCGTTTGAATCCTGTGCTTACTGCGGATGATTCTCCCGCATCTATGGAAAGAAACTCAGAATGTGCTTCCTTTGTGGCGGGTCCCACTTTTACCTGTCCCTTGCCTGACGCTAATGCTTTGGCTACTCTCAGATTAAACTCCGATGCAATCTCATCTGATTGTTTATTCTGTTTGAGCATATCCGAGGATACCATGATTGCCCGTTCCACCTCGCGTCTGTTCCTCGACTCCACCAATTGATCCACATATCTCTCCACCTGTCCTCCGCCATACTTCTCCGCAAGTTCAAGAGCTTCCGAGGAATACTGAGGTAGCTCAATTGCCACATCCACCTCGTTTAACTCGGATCGCTCTGCGATCAAACGGAATATCGCTTGGTGCGCGGGCGAGGAGAAGTCATTCTCCGTTAAGCGCTCAACTGCGGTGGCGGTGGAGAGATTTGTGTCATCCCGGAGACATGCGGCTAGGACCGCTTGTTCTGATACCAAGAAATCCATCAAAACTCTTCCTCGTCCTCATACTCAGGAATTGTGACCTCTTTGAGAATGGGATCGTTATTTCCCTGTGGCATCTTCTCTTTGATCCATCTCCTGCACGCATTGCGGTATGTGGCAATCCAATCAGCCTGGGTATGTCCCTTCCCTTTTGCCCAATCCACGAAGATGGAAACCGCTTTCTCATGATCGAGTCCTTCCTTCTCAGCAATATCTTTTGGGGGGGCAAAATTAGAGGGGATCTTTGATGCCCTCGTTTTTGATTTCTTTTTTCCACTAACCGCGGATTTTTCGCTATATCTAATATTAAAACAATTGGAACAATTGTCGCGCACGCGCGAGGGATGCCGCAGATACTCCACCAGGAGTGGAGTAATGGTGGAAACTGCGGTAACTCCATAAAGATCACAATGCTCTTTCAAAAGATCACTTATCCATTGAGGAACCTTGATGCGCAGTTCTGTCTTTTTCTGTATTTCGTCTGTCATTATAATCCTAAAATTGTGCAAACAAGTCCTATGATAATTGTGAAAAATACGATCCCACATATGGCAAATAACATGCCTTGGGCGAGTAATTTGAGTGCTAATTTTATCCCATCCATCATGCCACTTTCTCCTTTATCGCAGAACCTATCGCCAATGCCTGAAAGAATGACTTGGTCTGCCCTGTTATTGTTACACCGCTAACTCTTTTGCTTCTTTTTCGAGACTTCATGCGTGCTATATCTCTTTTAAGCATCTGTTTATATTTGAGACGGTTAAGGGTCTCTAATTTTATTAATTGTATTTCCTGCTTCTCTCTGTGTATCCGTTCTTCGATACCATTATAGTACTTTAAGACTTTATGGAATGCCCTGGAGACATAATTATTATGGCACCTATCATTATCATAATTGAAATATGGCATACCCCTGTAATGTTTCATTGTGTAATGCGAGCGCATTGTGTTGGATTTGTGCATTGCACTAAAATAAACACTAACTCGGTAATAACCTGGTTTCCTTATTACCCACGCTTGGTTGCGTACTGCTCCATGTCCTGTATACGGGCAGGCAAATGGATCATCTACCATCACCTCAATGCAATTAAATGGATAATCATCCTTTTCCCACAAGCTGTTTTTGAAATGCCGGTCTATGTCTTCTTGAGAGATATAAACCAATGGATCATAAGGACACTTGAGCCATGTGCTATTTAATTGTCGTCGCAAAACTTGCCTCTCATGTTCTTTTAGACAATTATTATGCAGGCGATATACAAAACCATAAAACTTTCTGTAAGTCCTATCGTAATGTCTTCTATCTCTACAGTTGCGTCTATTCCGCTTGGATCTCATAGTTGTGTAAGCAGTTGCTTCATCTCTGCCCTTGTAAGTTCAGTATTCTTACGGAATATAATCTTACCTTTGGAAACATAGTAGGGTAACTCCTGCGGCTTGAGATCATCCTGTAATTTACTGTCCTCGATATATGCTTTTTGTTCACGCAGAGTGCGAAGATTTCCATCCCCAAATAGTTGCGTAACTTGCTCGGTGCTTGCATCCAATGCACTAACTTCCAATACATCACCACCTGATATGAGAAGTTCAAACTTCTCCCCCTCAAACACACGGTTCTGTAAACTGTAGGGTAATCGCTTTACAATGTTTGTCTTCTTTGCATCTGACATTCCTCCAAGAATTAACTTCGGATGTATCCACTTTCTACCAATGGCCTCAAATTGTTTCCATGCTTTTGATGGCACAATATCAGCAAACTCAAGTTGCATTCTCTCCGCATTCTTTGGGTCTTGGTCAATTGCTTTCACATACAATTCTCCTGCTCTGACAAAGCCATTAATGCCTGTGGTTATTGCTTCTCTAAACTGTGAGATTAATTCTTCATTGGTTAATTTAAGTTCTGTTATCATAATATTTTCCTTATTTATTTGTTATTTAAATGATGCCTCAGAATTAGAATGGCATCTGCTGTTTTTAATGTGAGTCCCTTGGTTGAGGGAAAGAACTGCTTTGCGTGATTCATAAGCGCTTTCTTGCGCTTATTTGAGGTTAGCCCACTTAGCCCACTTAATCCCTTTTGCCACTCCTGTGGACGCACCAGGACGAACGGAATCTCCCCCATCCTGAGTACGCCTTCCAAGAATCCGCATGATTTACCAAGCTTAAAGCTAGTACTCGATGGTATCGCCTTCCCCGCAAAGGGAGGAACATGCTCCACCACAGCCTCTATGCTCGTCACATCGGGATGGTCCTTCAAGTCCTGCATATGCTCCACAAACTCGAAGTCTTCATCAAGAGTATGCAACGCAATCTTGTGCTGTCCTCCCCAAGCGATTGCGTACCCACCGGACTTACCGGGGTCTATCCCTATTGTAAGTCTCATGTTTCCTCCTCCTCTGCGCAATCTTCCTCGAAGTGCAGGATAAGATCAGGATCGCTGACCGCGTCCATGTCTTCCTTCTTTAAATAAGCCACCACTTGGCACACACATGCTTGCAGAACAGTAAGTGCCGCAAATGTATCTGCTTTACTCAAATGCTCCATACTCAATTGCAATGCCTTTTCCATATGTTCGATCTTATTCATGCCGCCTTTCCCTCCGAGTCGCGTCTGACCGCATTGGCGAAATCAGTAATGTCAATCGTCCGCCTGTTGCCTACGGTTACGCTATGTAGCTCGTATGATTCTATGATCCGGTAAACATAGGTACGACTAACCCCAAACTTATCCGCCAATTGCGAAATATTTAATCGGTTATTCGTGATCTGCGATCCGAGATCCAAGGTCTCCACCATGTCGCTATACCCTGGCCATATGCCACTTGATTGGCAGGTGGCCCACAATTGGCACGCTCGTTCCATGTTGGAGAATTGCTTGTTAATATCGCTCTCCTTGATGGTGTAGGCCGCTGTAGCGTATGGTGCTGTCTTCTCAACCGCAATGAATACGAACTGCTTGGGTTTCTCTCCGAGCAATCGTAATGCGTGCATATACCAACATGCCTGAAATAAGTACCCAAACTGACGCACACTCTTGGTGAATCCACGATTGGATGCATCCTGTGTACTCTTCAAATCAATCACCACACCCGCGCCGGGGATATACAAGTCAGGTCTTACCTTGCACTTGGCACCTTCCATCTCAAAGTATCCCGTGCCTTCCACTACCTTATCAATATCCGCCATGTAGTGCCGAAGAACAGGATTATCCAATGCACTTCCCGCCATTTCGAGAATCAGATCGTAATCCGCAGGAGCGAGCCATTGCTTATCCGGTTCACTCTTTTGCATGATCTCAAACGCTTCCTTGTAGTGCTTGGTGCGTGGACCCTGCCCGTCAATCTCACTTGGTTTGACCGCAAACTCATCATCCAATTTCTCAGGCTCCAGGGTAGCAGTATGAAATCCACTTCCTATTATCAGGGCAGGACTGCTTGGTTTACGGTGATTCATGTCATACCTCACCTTTGCGGGGCAGGTCTGATTGAGGGCCCACGCAGTCGAGCGAGATAACTCGCCCGACCCGTGGTACTCTGCGTTAGTAATACCATCCTTTAGCATGACAATCCTTTCAGTTGGGGATACTCGCCTTCGATGCCTTCAAGCATTGCACGAATCTCATGATCGCACTCACGCCATTGCTTAACCTTCTTCACCGCATGTGTCACATTGGTGTGGACTCGGTCAAACTTCTCAGCCACTTCCTCCTGGGTATTGCCCAAC